CCCGTTGATCGTTTTGTCGAAGGCGACAGCAAAATCAAAAGGTAGGACGGCGTGCATTCCCTCATTGGATAGCACTTCTCGCAACCTAATTGTCTCTCTTAAATACACGTCCTCACCATGCATTGACCACTCTCTGCACGCATTAGAAACAACCTGCTGATGTTGTTCTAAACCTGCATTGGCCTTTGCAAAAGCCAAAGACTGGTATATAGACTCCATCTCAAGAGGACAACATAAATGCCCTCCAACCCACTTGAATCCTCTCTTCAAATAGGAAACATTGTAGATTGAAGTTGGTCTCTGTGGATGTATATACGGATCAGTTTTATCACCATTAGTGATCAACCAACCGTATGACCCTGCTGCTATAGCAAGATCCTTGGTCGTGATTCTGTTTGCAATCCGTGCATCCACACCGGTAAGACCATCATCTCCATATGTCCTTGGAGTGTAGAAAGTTCTTACCTTCCTAGCAACAGCTAAGTCTGTGGTTTCAAACTGATCGTCATAAACCTCATCCACATCCATGAAATGTTCCTTGGGTAATACCTCAGGTACGCCCAACAAATCTCTGCAGGATGTCAACATGTACTTAGACATAGTCAGCTGACAAATAATAGTCTGGCAAATGTTGTTTATTATAGTTGTCAAAACATTGCCGGAAGGATTAGATCCGGACCATTCTAACACATTACCATCAAATGCATGGACAGAATTTGTAGTATCCAACCTAACCCAAGCGCGGAGTTTGAGAATTTTTGGATTGGTAGTAGGGCTGAGACTCTCAATAACGTCAAAAGCAGCATCTAACAACTGCGTTCCTAAACCAGCATCAAAGCCAGAATAGTCAGTAGAAAAGATGTAGCTTCCTAAACTCTCGGCAAGCTCAGCCCACTTATGACTGTACGGATTAATGCCAATACTGGAGCCATTGTGCCCCATGTTAGCAGAATCCGTATACTCATCACAAAAGTGACCATAAGCAATCCTAGTTACAATAGTCCCAACTATACAACTGCCGGAAACTTTCCTGGCTTTCCCAACGGCCACTTTATCTACAGGTAAAACTTCATCCTTGACAAAGTCTTTATAAATGGTCGTAACAGGCTCACCTGCATATATTTTATCCATGTCGGCTTGGATCATCTTCTTAACACGAGGAAAATCCTCGGCCTCGAAGTCAACCCTGCCTTCATGCCCCATGAAGGATCTCTTATCGGTTACGCCGATTTCCTTACTAACCCTGAGTCCTGGCGAACTCTTCCTGTTTACCATAGGAAGATTGTCCAAAGACTCAAAGGCCTGTTCAATTGTCATCAAAGATGTCGGCTTCTTGACCTTCGTATTCATGGCTATGTTCTCCGAAACAATAACCTTGGCTGCGTATATCACTGCCCTGTCCACTATGATATTGGTCTTGGAGTATTTCGCGTTGGATTTCTCCACAGGATCTACTACAACACCATTTACAAATGTCTTAGTCTGACTAACAGGCGTCTTTCCGCTAATCTCAACATACTCAGCTAACCTCGTTACAATTCTGGACCTCTGTATTGGTGGTCTGGAGATTTTGCCAATAATGGTCATTCCTCCAACTATGCCAGAGGCGGCCTCAATATTAAGAGACTGAGGTAAACCTGTTGCACGGTCTATTGCATCCGAAGATTTGGACATCATCAAAGCATCCATTCCATCATCG